TGTTAGGTAGCAAAGAATCAATAGGCAAGTGAATAGCCCCATGTAAAATGGTATATGATTATTTGGTTCCATAGTCCCTTTCAATTATCATTTCTATAAAGTGAATCGCTTTCTCTAAGTCTTGTTTTTTACCTTTCAGTCTGTGTCTGACTATGTACTTTATAGCACAACCTTCTGGATAAAGCAATTCGTTCTCTATCACAAATTTACTTGGCTGTATTTTAAAGTTCTGATAATGCGAACCACCGATTTGTTTTTCGTATGCTTTAGATGTCATAACCTTTGTCCTCCCTTTTTGCTTCCATTATATATAAATTTTGTTTGGTTCTTGTCACTCCAACATACCAAACTCTATGCTCCTCATCTTGTTTGTCTAGACTCTTATCTACTGCGTCTCTTATCTTTTTAGTATTGTCTAAAATAATTAATACATTGGTAGCTTCACCACCCTTAGCTGCATGTATGGTAGATAGTTTGACCCTGGTTTTTTCTGATAACTTCTCTCCATTACGTATCATTTCTCTAATATATAAACATTCTTCTGGATCAGCTTGAAACACTTCGTACCAATGATCAGTAAAACTAAAACCAAACTCTTGTAAGTCATACATACGTTCTTCAGTTAAAGTTTTATCTACACCTAAAAATTCAAATAAATCTTTACATTCAGATATTGATAATTTATCTCCATTAGTCCAACGTGTGTAATCTTGTATTGATCTATAAAGTCTAGTTTTGTAACTCTTGTGTCCTTTGATCTCAAAATATATTCCCATTTCTTTTAAGGTAGGTCCTAATTTTCTAAGTTTGTCATTAGTCCTTGCAAGTATTAACCAATCACCAGAGTTAACAGGTACATCCTCTATTGAATTTACATACTCTACATAACCTTCTTCAGGTCTTGATGACCATTCTTTTTTAACTCTTCTGTGATCTGGTATTCTATTTAAAATACAACCCGCTATTTTTTGTACAGCTGCTGGAATCCTATAAGATTGTGGTAACACAATATCTTTTGCAGGTTCATCTTGAAAACGTTTTACATCTGCACCAGCCCATCCATAAATTGCTTGATCATCATCACCAGCAAGTATAATATGTTTAGAGTTTTTCTTTAATATATCATACATTTTCCACTGTATTGGCGACAAATCTTGAGCTTCATCAATAAATACTATGTCATATTTCGGACACAATTCTGACACATTAAATTTTTCGATCATATCTGTGAAATCTACTAGGCCATACGCTTGTTTGTAGTTATCAACTTCATCTTTTAAAATTTGTAATAAATGTTTATCTATGTCCTGAGAATATAAATCAGTGTTGTACTCATCTTCAATAGTTATATTTTTTATTCTAGCTGCATTAATAATATTAAAATATTGACTATCAGAGTCTACAAATCCTGTCTTCTCTTCTCCATTAGAATATACCGTAACCTCTATACCTAGTTTTCTACCTATGTCTTCGTAGTGTTCGTCCTGCATTACATTACTTTTTTTCATACCCAACAGAGTAAAAGCTAGTGAGTGTAGGGTTCTAAAATATTTTAAATCTTTCTTATTATACTTTGGGTAAAGATCTAAAGTTCTGTTCACAGCTTCTTCTGCTGCCTTTTTAGTAAAAGCAAAGTAACCTATTTTATCAATAGGTGTACCAAACTTAACTAAAGTTTTAACATAGTTAATAAGTCTAGTTGTTTTCCCTGTTCCCGGAGGCCCGTATATTTTTCTAGTACTCATCCTTTTACATACCCTTTGTTAACTAGATCTAAATACATTTGTTGTTTGCCCTGTATATTTTTAGTTACCCCCATCATATTTTCACTTGCTGTCCCCCATTTTAAATTTTCAGGAAGATAGTTTGTAGGGTCATCATTTTTATGCAAAACAAGTGGTTTATTATTTGGATTAGGGACATAAGCACGTGCAACAAGTCCATGTAAATCAAAATTATCAATCCCTCTTTTTGTAGGCATAGAAATATTTATATAACCTCTTTTTATATTATACCTAGATGAAACTATTTTTTTACTATATCCTCCTTTAATTCTTTTTACATAGGGCCATATAGGTAATTGATATCGCGAAAAAGTATTAGGTATCCTATAAAAAAGATGAAACCCTCCACTTGGATACAACATATAAGTATCGGGTTCGATATCAATGCAGTTTCTATAATCTATTTCTTCAACTTTAATAGGTTTTAAACCATTGAGATCTATAAATATTTCTTCTTCTTTAAAAAAAGATGTCTGTATCATTACATTATTTCCGTGTTGTGTTTTATTTTTGTGTAGTTAATTTTTATATCTTCAAACTCTTCTATACTAATTGATACTACGTTCTTGGTAGGTGTATTATATTTACCTTTTTCTTTTGTAGGAAATCTTTTCTGTTCTAAAAATTCTATATTACATTTTTTATAATTTACTTTCATCATGACACCAGTTTTATCTTCGGTGTGTTTCCAATTCTTAGATCTAAGTTTGTCATAGAACTTTTCAAATTTAAAATATGCCATACCTTCTTCTATTAATACTGTACCAGATTTAAATGCAGCATCATTCATAGCTTTAGGTCCATTAATTTTTGCATGTATAACATCATGTAATTTTTCTTTAGGTGATGTACCTACTGGTGGATGTGTAATAGTTTGAGTACCATATAATACTTCTAATACCATTTGATCTTCGTCAGCTTTTATAATTGGCGGTGGAAAACCTGCAGCTTTAGCTATTGCATTTCTACGTTTACGTTGATCATTCACATGTTCTACTGTCTTACAGTGTACTGTAGCTGTACCAATACCATCTGGTTTAGTTACATCAAATTCATACTCTGGTTCTGGGTCTAGATCTATCTTCTTTAGATTAGTTAATACTGGATAAGAGCCTTTAGATCCTGCTAATATTCCGTGTTTCTTTTTTACACAAATACCTTTTTTACAATGGTCGCTGATAGGGCTTTGTGTACAAGTGTAACCTTTAAATTGTTTAGACCATGATCTAACTTTAGCATTAAGAGATTGCTTGTCCCACGCATTTGCATGTGCTGTTTCAAAATACTTAACTGGTGCATTCATAACTTTCTGTTGCCAGCTATCTGGATACTTCATCTTTACAAACACATGATAATTATACATAAATCTGTCCTTACCATCAAACCCTGGATTTCTCATTATCTTGCTAAGATGAGCTAGACATGGAGGACCATCATCAAATTCTTCATCAACACCTTCTAAATCTTTTTCTTCTATACTTTGTGTTAAGTTTTTTAAATCTTCTGCATTGACTGTATTGCTTTCTATTACTGCTATGAATTGATCAAAGTTAAAAGCTGTACCATCTAGGTTTATTGCTAACCTCTCTGACTTTTTAAAATAAGGTAGGTTAATAAAATTACCTTTGTTTAATTGTCCTGTGTCGCTATCTTTTGTTAACTGTGTTTGCTTTGGAAATATCTCACAATCTGGTTTTAATTTAAATAATGGTAATAGGTTACTTAAGAATGATTTAATTAATGCTGCTGGTACAAACTCATTCATAAATAAATATAAATGAAGTCCACCACTTTTAGATAATATAGGTATTAAAGGTAGTTTATAGTTTTGTATTATATCTATAAAGAATTTTTTATCAAAGTCAGTGTAATTTTTTGGGTCTACGTCTATCACACCAAACCTTGCTTCTGATTCTTCATTGCATGGTTGAACACCAATAGATTGTGTGCCTTCTAAATGATTAAGGTACACCTCTTTTGTTAGAGGCTCATCATTCCATCTGTAAATAGGTTTTTGCTTTCCGCTTTCTGGGTCAACCTTTAATGTAGACATATCTGCTACACCATAGGCCAAAGCAAACCCTTCAAAAAATTTTATATACTTTTCGCTCATAGTTATCCTGTCTGAGTGGACCGATTAGTCTCCCGCACGGCCCACACTGTGTACACATACCCCTAGGGGATTATATAATACTAGTTTTCTCTGCTACTTTCGGTTCAACATGTTTTGCTTTCACAGCACCTTTAGAGATACTTTCTGAAAACGATTTTGCTTGTTGATACGTACTCGCATCAGTTATAGGACCAACTTTACTAACTTCCCAACCAAACCAAGTGCCTTTATCATTAGACATTTGAGTAGTCTTTAGTTTGTAAATGTGGCTAAAAGATGCTGGTGTATATAAACCCGCTTTTCCTTTTAGTTTGATACCAGACATCATTGAGTTCCATTTTCTACTAATTTTTAATTGAGTAGATTTCATAGAAATCAAAGCTGTTTGTGGACTATCCCCTTGAATGATCACAAAGTGTGATGCAGTTTTCTCAACGTAATTACCGTTAGGTAATCTGTCTTTGTAACTAGCATCTGCTGTAGTTTGTGACATGATATCGGATGAAGAGTCGTGTACCATTACTGGTGCACCAGGTCCTTCTCCTCTATCTTTCCATTCAACATACTCTAACTTATAGAAAGCAGGAATAACATCTATTCCTTTTACGCCATCATATAAATCTCCAGTAACTGAATTGAAAATCATTCCAGGTTCTGCTCCCTCAACATGTTTACCATCTCTTTTATTTACTTCTGGAGATAGCTGTCCTAGGATCTTAAGAAAAGGTAAAGCTAAGTCTTGTTGACTTATGTTACCTAAACCTTGTGATGCATCATCTTCAAACATACTTGCTGCTGGAAGACCTGCGGCCGTCTTTTGTGTTACTTCATTCATGATTATTTGTTCCTTGTTATTTTTGTTCTGTTGCTTGTGAACA